TTCTGATAACCTATTATACATAGCTTCTTTTAATCCACTAATTTTAATTTCATAAGCGTTTATAACTGTTTCTAGTATTACTGCATCTGATGATTTCATTTTTAATCCCTCCAAAATTTATGATTATTCTGTCCTTCAAGTATTTCCATATCTTCACCTATTCTACCTATAACATAATCAAGCAGGATAGCCTGTCCTGTACAGGTTCTACCCCACCAAGTTTCGCCAAATATTTCTACGAATACTTGACCGTAATTTTTTAGTTTTTCCTCAAACCACCCTGTAACTAACCACCATTCGAATACTTCTTTAGGTTCTTCTTGCTCTCGTTCTAGTTCTTCAATTTGTTCGTTTGTATCTAGTATTCTTTCCTCCACAGTAGATTTCCCAGAAGTTAGAATATCAATTTTATTTTTATATTTTTCCTGTACAGAAAAATTATTATTTTCAATAGCTTCTTCCAGTTTTTCTGCATATTCTTCTATTTTTTCTTCTATAGAATAAATAGCCGACTCATATTTATCTTTTATCTCTGTTAATTCTTCCATTTCTTCTGAATTATCCACATACACGTTTGTCCATTCTGCTTCATCATAATGATGTTTTAACAATTCTGTTACTAAATAAGATTGATTAGCTATCACTTCTCTGTCTACCAATTTACCTAATACTCTTTGATTGTTTGTTGAATGATAATTATGTTCCATCTTATTTCTCCTTTGTTATAGTTATTCAATTATAGTTTCTTTTAATAACTTCTTTAAATTTTTATACAGTCCAATTCTTTGACTTCTTCTTTTCTATGAAATTGATCCTGTATTTTATATATTCTATCATAAATTTCTTCCAAAACAGGATCAGTATTATTTTTCAAATAATACTGCATATTTGACGCAGTATGAAAGAGCAACTGTATTATTTGTCTTTTATCCATTTTTATTTCTAATCCCTTACATGATAAGGGTAAACTAGTAAAATCAAGATCAGCACCATTAAGATCAGCATCACGAAGATTAGCATTAATAAGATTAGCACTTCTAAGATCAGCATTAATAAGATCAGCATTACTAAGATCAGCACCGCTAAGATCAGCACCGCTAAGATCAGCACTTCTAAGATTAGCACCGCTAAGATCAGCATTACTAAGATTAGCATTATTAAGATCAGCATTACTAAGATCAGCATCGCTAAGATCAGCATTACTAAGATTAGCATCACGAAGATCAGCACCGCTAAGATCAGCACCGCTAAGATCAGCACCGCTAAGATCAGCACTTCTAAGATCAGCATCGCTAAGATCAGCATCACGAAGATCAGCACCGCTAAGATCAGCACTTCTAAGATTAGCATTACTAAGATTAGCATTAATAAGATTAGCACTTCTAAGATTAGCATTAATAAGATCAGCATCACGAAGATCAGCATTAATAAGATTAGCACTTCTAAGATCAGCACTTCTAAGATCAGCATCGCTAAGATCAGCATCACGAAGATCAGCACTGCTAAGATCAGCATTACTAAGATCAGCATCGCTAAGATCAGCATTAATAAGATTAGCACCGCTAAGATCAGCACTTCTAAGATCAGCATCGCTAAGATCAGCATTAATAAGATTAGCACCGCTAAGATCAGCACTATATAATGATTTTTCTTCTTGTATACAGATAACCATTAAATGTTTTATGCACTCAACTCTCATGTCTAAAATTATTTTATTTGTAGTTGTTTTTAGTTCCATAATAAATTTCCTCCGTTATTATAGTTATTCACTTATGTTTGTGACCAAAACTCCTATAGTTAAAACATCATCAACAATTACCTGAGCTTTTTTATACCGTATAGTGTCAGGTATTTGTTTTCGATTAATGTAAGAGCCAATAGTTCTCATAAGAACTTTGTAATCTTTTGCAAAAAGAACAATTGATTCTCCACTTTTCAGTTCATTAATTATTTTAGTTTTCATTATTTAATCCATTAATATAAGTTCTGTAATTTCTCCTTGTCCATTCAGAATACCAGAAAAATTTTCTATGAAGTATTTCTCTGTCATATTCACATTGTGTGTTTTCCCATAACCAATTTTCCACCCTATCTACAATTTTATCAGGCACGTCATCAGAAAAATAATCAACACATAAACTAATACCAGACAAGTCACCATGAAAATATAAAACGAAATATTCATCAAAAGCAGGCTCAAAACAGCTTGCTTCTTCAATGATAGCCATAATTATTTCATCCGAAGTATGTTCAACCCAAACACCTTCTTCCATGATATATCCCTTAGAACTATCCAATCTTGATAAACTAAGATTTTTTGTGATTAATCTGTATTTTCTCATTTTATTTTCCTTCGATATTAGATGTAAGTGTTAATTAATCTAGTTAGCACTTCTTTTTGTTCTTCCGCTTCTATTACTAAATCATACATAAGATTATAATAAAACTTTTCTATATCTTCTTCTTTATCTGCTACCTTTTTAACTAACTCCCATACTTTTGCTCTTGTCTCAAATGAGAATAGCTGTTCCAACCTAAAATACTCTTCATTAATGTCTGTTTTGATTCTTTTATGTACAGGAATCAGTTTTGTTATGAGACCTAATTTGTCGTCAATAATAACTCCTTGTGTTATTACTTTACTTCTTCTTTTAGTATAATATGTACCGTTATAAGAACTTGTTTGTACCTCTTTCATAATCCGAAATAAAGTAACTTCGTTATATATACCATGTTTATTTTGTGTCATATCCACAAAATAATCTCCTGCCATACTCCTAAGACCGTTATAAATCTTATCTATTTGTATTAATCTTTCAGCCATAGTATATTTACTAAAATCCCACATCATATTATACCTCCACAAATTCAGTAGTTATTATTTGAACAGGATATTCTTCACATTCCACCATAGTAGAGTTTTTATCTACAGGTATATTTAACCATACACCAGTAGTTCCCCTAAAATAGTCATTCAACATACAACCATGACCTTCTATTGTAATTTCATAATTAATTTTTTCCATAACAAATCTCCTTTGTTGTTATCAAGGAGACCATAACAGTCCCCTCTTTTTAGTTTTTTTAATTAAGATCAGTTAGTATATACACACCGTTTTTAATATTCTTCCTTGTGTCAGCAATACCCTCACCAAGAAACTGATTCCGATAACGACCAGTAGTTACAGAATAATCCCAGAAACGCTTATCTAGTAATATTTTACCGTCATCAGTTTTCTTAGCGATTTTAGTGCCGTACGACACAAAAGTTATACCATCTTCTTCATGAATAATCTCTTGATTTTTAGGCTCATTTCCACCAGCTGTCTGTAGTCTCATAATAAATTCCTCCGTTGTTGTAGGTTTTTAAACTAAAATAAAAACCATTATGTTGTGTATGATAGCAATTAAACCAACACTGACTCTAGTTATTAATGCTATCTCAGTTAAACCATGTTTCTCTTCACACACATGCAAAAATAAAAAGACATAAAATATAGTGAAGAGTATGTTAATTAATAACCACACACTACTCTCCATACTTAACACCTTCCTTAATTAAGCCCAATGAGTTGTTAAAATGTTTGTTTTTTAATTCGATTTTTTCTACAATGTTGTCCATAATGTTTCTCCTTTGTTATAGCACCGAAATGCTTATTCTTTTTTAACGTACCTCTTTTTTTAAGATACAGTTTTTCTTACTCTTAAATATAGTATATCACTTCAATACGGTATTGATAGCTTTTTATTCGGTTTTATACGGATTTCTTTGTAGACCAAGTCAACTTCAAAAACTTCACCATTTGTTTCGACATTAAAAACTCTAGCTTCCGTATTAGGGTCTGTGATGTATTTTAAAGCTAATTCAGCAGCTTTTTTTGCCATTTCAGTATTTAAAACCTTTTCACTATTTTCAACCAAATCTTCTGTTTCAAAATCAATTTCCCAACTAACTATTATATGTGCCATATTACACCTCATTACCGTTTGCAGTAAATAACCAGTCATTGTCCGTACATAACTCAGATATAAAAGCGTCTTCATAGCAAGCTAAAACATTGTCTTCTAATGTCCTGTGAATTGTCCGGCATATCCTTAACCGTAATGGTTCAAGATAATTTTCAATAAACCAATCAATCCTGTCAACCAGTTTTTCAGGTATTTCCTGATTAGTGTCCCAATCAATGCTAACCGTGTTTTCATGTACATATCTGTAAAATTTATCTTGACCAGAAACTGAAATTAAATCTTGCTGTAAACATTTTGTAAACATAAAAATATAACTATCATACTTATTACAACTAACTAATGTATTTTCTATAAGTTCAGCGTCAAGGCCGTCAAAAGTGAAACTTGTACCAGAACCTTGACTAAAAGATACATCAGAACGAATTTTAGGGTTAATAAATCCCATTTTTTCAAGTTTTTCTTTCCATAGTTGTTGTATATCTCCGATAGTCACTTCAATACTATTTTCCACCAAGTCATATTTTATTCTTTCTCTTACTGTTTCAGATAATTCCATGTATTCATACACAGTGATTGTTTTTTGTTCCATGATATTCTCCTTTTTGTTATAGCACCGAAGTGCTTATTGTTTTTAATTACTCTTTTTAGCAATAAAATAATTCTAAAATATCAATAAAATTTTCACCAAAAGTTTCTTCAAATATCGCACAAAATTCAGACCATTTATAAGCTTTTGATAAATCATTATTAATGAAACACATAAGAGAGGAATTTTCATCCAACAACACACGATCATTCCAAACATTGTAAATCGTAACAAACATACTTTTAGAACCGACAATATATCTGTAATTCAAGCCATTTTCATTTTCTATCCTTGTAAAAACAGCATCAGTATTTTGCAAAACTTTCCATTTACCTCTTTCAATAGCAATAAAAACATCTTTATTAATTTTATACAAAGGCATACCATCTTTTTTGATACTTTCATCACCATAATTGATATAAATATCTCCACCAATCATTTCTACAGTGAAAAATTCAATACTCATACCATCATGATTTTTAACATCTTCCATATGACTATTTATTTGTTCTGATATAATAATTCTATCTTGTACCAAATTAATCTCGTTTCTGCAAATAATCATTTCCATCTTATTTCTCCTTTGTTATTGTACCAAAAGGTACTTATTTAGTTACCAAACACCGTACTCTTCCCTATAAAAAGTACGCAACTATCCCTAACTACAACTACAGTATATCAAACCTAGACGGTATTGATAGCTTTTTATTCGGATTTATACGGATTTCTTTGGCTACCATATTATTTTACGTTTAAAATTCCTTCCAATTCATGTCTATCTCTATGTTGAATCAAACAACCACTTCTAATCCATTCATAAATACAAACACCGTTACTGAATTTATTACCTTTCATAATCCTATAACCACTAATACTATGTAAATGCCTTAATTTGTGCATCCGTTCTTGTGCAGCACACCGCATAGAACGTTCATTAAACCTTCCATCAAGAACAAATACTCCCTCAGAGCCAAGTAACTCAATCAATCCCGTCTCCTCAGCATTTGTTGTTAAAAACTGTACATAATATTTCATAGTAATTACCTCCATTATTTTAGCTGCTTCTATCTCTAATTTTCTTTGATTTTCTTTTTTGCAACATTCCGCACATAACTCATGTTCATTTTCAGACATACCCCAATTTGATATTTCTACAAAATTACCATCAACAAGGTTTGCTATATGTTTACCATATTGTTCACAATGAATTTTTTCCATAATTACCTCCATTATTTTAAATAATCCCATTTCTTACTGTCTAAATAATCTAAAAAATCAAAACCACATTCTTTAAAAATTTCAAGACATAAAAGCCATAAAGGAAATCTAAAAGTTCTCCATAAACAAAGAACTTCTAAATTCATAGGAAGTTTCCAAAAAAATTCCTCTTCTGACATTTTTCCTTTAAACACCGAAACAACTTCTTTTTTACCTTCACAAATAAATTCCACAGTAAGAGTACCCATCCCACACCTCCTTTGTTATTGTACCAAAAAGTACTTAATTTAAACACCGTACGTTTCTCTATATTAAAGATATAGCTATCCCTAGCTATAAATACAGTATATCACTTCAGGATGGCATTGATAGGTTTTTATTCGGTTTTATACGGAAAATAATGGATTTCTTTGGCAACATATAGCTACCCCACCCATTCTTTTTGAAATATTTTAATCTTCCATTTCCATAATTATAAATTTTCCCGTAAATAAAAAAATATTATACTTATTAATAAAGAAGAAAATAAAGTTCCATTGTCCATATAGATATAAAACCGTAAACAAATATAAATATAAGAGTAGAGAAACAAACATAAAATCCGTAGATACAAATACATAAGGATAAAACTGTTATAAGGGAATAGAGTTATAAATACAAATATAACCGTAAACAACATATAAGGAATGAGAGAAACAACCGTAAACAAATATAAATACATATATACGTTTCCAGGTATAAATATATTTATACGCTTTCAGAGATTTATAAATACAAACACAAATATAAATACATATATATATACGTTCCGAGGAAAACAAATATAACCATAAATAAATATAAATACATATATACGTTTCCAGGGGTATTGCCAACCAAATTAAACACCACTATCCATATACCATTATCCATACAATTAAACACTATATACCATTATCCATACAATTAAACACTATATACCATTATCCATACAATTAAGTACCATATAAATACGTTCCCCCTATAGGGGTTTAAAACTTAAAAACCATCAAACCATCAAATAAATGCATTAAACACACCAGAAGCCAAGTATTCCACTTTTTGCTTTATAGAAGATACGTTCCCCCTATGGGCCATCTGGACCGAATACCATCAAATAAAGCCGTTAAAGCTTTTAAACACACATAACCAAAAACCGTCAAACCTTCCACTTTTTGTCATATTTACAATAAAATGGTACGGTGCCCATTATGGAACAGTACCCAATATGGAATGGAATCCATTATGGTATGGAACCCAATATGGTATGGTTTCCAGTTTTCGGTTGGGGTGTTTTAATACTTCCGTAATTTGGATAATAAGAAACAAAAAAAGGAGACCGAAGTCTCCATCCTATTATTAATTTTGCCTAAGAAGTGCAGGCAAACTCTCACCAAACACTTCATAAAACTCATTACAGAATACTTGATAATCGTATTCTACACCGTTATTTTTCTTTATAGTACCATCAAGTCCTATAAAGAAACTCCAAGAAACTTCCAACTCTTCATCTTTTGCTGAACAAAAGATACCATTTTTACTGTTTTTTCTACTAAATTCCATAAATCCTCCATTTTTGTTATATATCAAATAAAAGCCCATATGCTCTGTATTGATGTTTTTCAGTCCAAAACCCCCATAAGGGGAACGAGTATCAAGGAGAGAACCGAAATCCTCTCCACTTTTTATTTAATCCTGCACCACAAATTCATTTTCTTGCAGGAATTTTGTATTCCATTCTTTAGATATTTCAGAATAAATCCTCCATTGAAATAGCTTAATGATGTCTGCAGGAGTGATATACCACTTTGTGATATATTCTCCAGGATAAAACTCTGCTTCATACACTTCATTCCATGCACATACGCAAGGAACAGAACCCATCCTATACTTACCATCAAAGTTCCACTCTTCACTTGTATCAGGAGCCGACATCATGTCTAAATAACTCCAGTTTCCCCTTAGATTCTTACTTAAATTTAAAGTTTTAATATGCTTCCGCAACTTTTGAATCTGTCTAACTTCCGATTCCGTTGCGTTTGTCATGTCCACATAAGCCCACACACTATATCCCTCCATCAATTTCACTTTGTAATTTAAATCCATCTCAATCTCCTTTTGTTATTGTTATTGATTCCGTACAGAACTCATTTCCGTACAGAATCTTATCCTTTATATATAGAGAAGACATACCGAATTTTCTTCTCTATATATAAAGGAGGGAGCCGAAGCTCCCTCCATCCTACTCCCTATTCAATATCAAAGTATTCAATAGGAATTTTCACTTCAACTGTCTTCTCTCCGAACTTCTCATAGCGAAAGATAAAACCTAAACAACCCTTTTCCCACTCGACTAGGGAAACGATAGGAGTTTTGCTTCCACTTATTTCAGTCTCCCTACCATCTGCATAGGTTACTTCTTTATACTCCGATATATGATTCAAAATCTGAATCATATCTTCGTACACCGCAATTACCTCAAAGGATTCCCATGAGGAATCCCATCCTTCATGAGACTTGCTATAAGGATACAGCGTTTCTAAATCTGAAGGATATATGTACCCATCGCAGTAGGGGACGAACTCGAAAGTGAATCCGTTCCCTTTTGTTTCTTGAAGAACAACTTCCTCTCCGTTCTTATCTACTTCAGGAAACGCTACACAGGGACATAAGTCCCATCCCTTACTTTCTTCTAAGTGCAACATCCCGTCTTGTAGAGTCAACACAGACTCTATATTGTAGTCTACGTGTTCTGCAACCACGCACTTCATATCAAACTGACCGACCTGCAGTTTGCTTCCTACCGAAGGTAGAGGTGTGTGACACATTGATGCCTTCGAACAGGAATCTTGCCCCGTTCTAATGTAAACTCTTGAATTGTCTGTGTAAACAGCGAACCAATTGTCCGCCCCTTTTACACTAATTCTTAGTTCTTCAACCGCATCTACATTAACATTTCCGTTGTTGTCATAATTAGCAATTAATAATCTTTCCATAATAACTCTCCTTTTGTTTTTGATTCTATACAGAACTCATTTCCGTACAGAATCTTATTTAATTTTGCACCACAGACGCACCGTGCATCCGAGGCGCTACAAATACTAAGGACGCAACTGTCCTCAGCTATATATACAGTATATCAAACGTAGACGGCAATAAAAGGTTTTTATTCGGTATTTTTGAAAATTTATTCGGCCATGTTGGTACAGTTTCCGTTGGTATTCGGATAGTGGTATTTACAAAGATGGTTAGTGGCAGGATGGTATTCGGATAGTGGTATGTACAAAGATGGTTAGTGGTAGGACGGTATGGTATCCAGTTTTCGGTTGGGGAAGTTCAGAATTTGGTATGGTTTTTACAAATGGTATGGTATCCAGTTTTCGGTTGGGATGGGGACCATCCCGTCCCATCCCACTATATTCTTTCTACACTAATAATCTCCACTGCCCATGCAGGAGCAACGAAGATGCCACTTGTTAAGTGAGGTTTCTTCATCTTTCTTCCATCTTTTACTATTTGTTCCCGATAAGGTATAGCCCACTCATCAGGAACTTCTACCGTATACAAATATCCTTGCTTCCCGTATTTTCTCCGTATCTTTTCTTTATCCTCACCGAACCAACAGGCTTTCCTGCCGTTCAGTGAAAACTCTCCATTCTTACCTTTTTGCCTAAACTTTCCAAATTTCTTATCCGAACCGTGATACAGTATCATGCCAACTCCTCCATCCTTTGATGTATTTCCACATGACAACTCCGACAGACAATCTGTCCATTGCCGATAACCGTCTCACCGCCCTGAGAAACCGGAACTATATGGTGCACTTCTAGTGGATTCTGGTTAGTCGGTTTGTTTCCACAAACGGAACAACAACCATTTGTGGATTTCTCTAGTTTCCTTTTAATCCCTTTCGGGAATTTATGCTTTTTTGGACGGCTCATATTGTTCCTTTTTAAGGGGCTTTTCAGCCCCTTGTTTTAGTGATTTTGCTGACACGCAAAATTATGCAGCATATCTGCAAAATCCTTATTGATAACATAAAACAGGTCATTGTCCCTGCTATCAAGGACGATTAAACCTGTTTTTTCTATAGCCTCAAAAAACTCTCTTAGCTTTTCAAGGCTAAAATCTGAACTTAAAAAGTCTTTAGCGTACAAAGACTTTTTAGTTATTTCACACTCACAAACGTACATCTGTGAACGTGTGAAATAACTATAGTATTCTTTGCTTATGCTATAAGCAAAAGAACGAATCTCGCTTATAGCAAAAGCTTCTTTATCAGACAATGCACAGATACTCATCGCCTGATAAATCAGTCTATAATTGAAAGAGCGTCCTATTCTTTCAAACGCTCTTTCAACTTTATCTGAAGGTAAAGGCATTATTTCACCTTTATCTTTAATACTATGTAAATGAATACTGCAATACCTATTAAACCTGTATTGCAGAATATAGTTTCAGCACTTTTCACAGATAGTGAAAAGGCTGAAACTGTTTCAGCCTTTTGTAGCAGGCTGAATAAATTGCCTGCTACAATTATCAATAAAATAATCTTAATGTATCTCATTTTGTTACCTCTTTTTTGTTAAAGGCAGACTTTTCAGTCTGCCTTTTTTAACTAAGCTTTTTTCCTGAGTTTTGTCTCAGGCTTGTTCTTTTCAAGTTCAAGGGCTACAAGTATGCTGTCCTTGAATTTGAGCTTGTCAGGTTCAAGCTCAAAGAATGAAGAAAAGATTTCTTCTTTCGCCTGAACATGACTTGCAATACGATCATATTTCCTCAATCTATAATGCAAGGCTTCGAAAAGCCTTGTCAGGGCGTAAAAGCTGACTTCGCTCTTACCTGCTGTGTGTGAGGCTTTGACAGCCTCACAGATAACCTCATCTATAAGGGAAGTCTCAGTTCTCTTCCCTTTCTTATACAAACTTGACTTAAACAATGTTGTTTTGTTGCTAGAACTTGCAACTTTTCTTAACTCTTTAGGAGTTGCTTCTGCTGAAGCAAGAATGTCAAGAATGTTGATTTTTTTGTTTTCGCTCATGATTATATCTCCTATTTGTTTTAGCGTACTCGATTCGACACAAGACAGCTTTTTTTGAGTACGCTTATTTATTAATTAATATAATAAGCTGTCTTGTTTTTTCTCTTATTTGAATTTTAAAGAGCGTCGAACTTGACTACATAATTGCATAACTCACTTTTTATGTCAAATAAAAAGCGAAAAAAAATGTAAAAAAATTACAAACAAATTACAAAAGCATTGTAAACATTGCAATACAGATTGCAAAATTATTATAAAATTATTGCATTTCAGCTTGTAATAGATACCCTAAGCAGAAAAAATTGCATAGGGGATATGCTGTGAATTAGGGGGGAGACCCCACCGTAATTTTGGATAGAAATTTTGTAGTTTCGTTTTTTTTATCAACTATATAATTCTAGATAGAAATTTTACAGTTCCGTTTTTGCCTCCATACCACAATTCTGGATGAAAATTTTGTAGTTTCGTTTTTGCCTCCATACCACAATTCTGGATGAAAATTTTGTAGTTTCGTTTTTTATCAGCTATACAAACCCCCCCCTCTACTTTTTCCTTTAATTTTGGTAAATGTTTATGTAATAATGGAATTGAAAATTATTGGGAGAAATTTTTATTAAAAGAGGTTATTATGATTTTGAAAAAGAATAGAAACTTAATCAAAGAAAGTTTTACAACCTTACTTGATTTAACTGAGTATGCTGCTTTAGATGATAGAGTTAGTTTTAAGATGGAAGAAGTTCAGGAGTTTTTTAAGAATATAGGTTGGGGTAGTTATGCTAGAGTTAAGAGACAGGACACTCATTTACGTTTAAGTAAGGATATGATTGATGGGTTTTTTACAAGTACACAAAACGCTTCTGTGTATTTGAATTTATGGAGAATTGAAAATGGTGTTAATTAAAAATTATTGTAGTTTTTAATTAAATGCAGTATTTTTGATTAATATATAAAGGATGGAGAATATTTATGGCTAAAGTTAAAGATATAGCAGATATAAATGTTAAAGTTGGAAGTATGAGCTTAATTAAAGGTAATGGTATTGAGGCTTTTGATTTTGCTCGAACTTGTGATGAAGATTGTCCCTTATTTGAGCATTGTAATAATGATAAGAAAGGGAAATGTGCTGTTCATGTTATGTACATGAACTATGTACAGCAGAGGTTAGGTATTAGACGATTACAGAATTTAGATGAGGTTTCTAAATTAAAGGTTGCAACTGAACTTTTTCCTCTATTTAAGCAATTATTAACTTTTAAATTATACGAAGCCACTTTGCCTTTATCAGGAATAATCACAGAAAAAGGAACAATGAATCCAGTCTACAAAGAAATTCGACAAGTAATAGTTTCAATCAATAATTTAATAGATTCAATCTTTGTAAATAAAAAAGGGATAAAAAATCAAGGAGAAAAGCTAACAGACCCTGATTTTCATACAAAGCTCTTAAAAGGAGAAGTTAAGAATGTCTGAAAGAAAGCAAGTAAGGACTACAAGGTTAAGAACTCTTAGAGGAGCTGACAAGGTTTTAAAAAGAGGGAGACCTAAGAAAAAAAGAGAAGATATTTCTTATCAGGATGGAGGAGAAGGGTTTTGTAAATTTGTTGAAGATTTTGTTTGTTTTAAGATTTTTCCTATTGGTGACCCTTTTCCTAAATGGGTTGAAGTTCGCAACCTTCCTGACACTCCTCATCCAGAAACCAAACGTTCCTATTATGAAATGTGGTTGAAAGAAAAGGAAGTTCTTGTTAAGGCTTTAGAAATGGATGACAATGGTATATTTTTACACAGAGTTATTGTTTTGTGTTGGATGAGGGGTGAGGGGAAATGTCAGGTTAAAGGCTCAAAAGTTATTATGTGGGACGGGAGTTTAAGGAAGGTTGAAGACGTTAAGGTGGGTGATTTTCTTATGGGAGATGATTCAACACCTCGAAAAGTTTTAAGTCTTGCTTCAGGCAAAGAAGAAATGTTTGAAGTAGTTCCTTATAGAGGCACTCCTAAGACTTTCACAAAAGATCATGTACTGTCTTTGAAAAACAGTTCAGGCAATGTTACTGACATATCTATCAAGGACTATTTATTAAAGAATAAGTCTTTTAAAAGGAGTCATTATCTTTATCATGTGCCTGTTGAGTTTGAAGATAAGGAAGTTTCTATCAGTCCTTACTTTTTAGGATTATGGCTTGGTGACGGTTCAAAGCATGCTACACACATAACTACTCCTGACCCTGAAATAGTTTCCTATCTCAAAGAGTATGCAGACCTAATAGGTCTGAGTGTTACAGAACGTGTTAAGGATAAGGGAGAAAATAAAGCTAAGACTTATTGTATTGTAGGTTCAACACGAGGAGAGCATCATAATAACGAATTATTATGGAGAATGAAGGATTATGATCTTATTAATAATAAGTATATACCCCATGAGTATAAGTGCAACTCAAGAGAGAAGCGTCTTGAACTTCTTGCAGGGATTATTGACAGTGACGGATACTTAAATAGAAACTCGTTTCAAATTACACAAAAGAGTAAAACTTTGACTGACGATATTGCGTTTCTTGCAAGGTCATTAGGTTTTTTTGTGAATGTTTCTAAGTGTACTAAAGGAATTAAGGAGACTGGGTTTTCTGGTGAGTACTACACTATTGGTATTTCTGGCGATTGTTCTATAATTCCTTGCAAGGTTGAAAGAAAGAAAGCTAGTGTTAGAAATCATAAGAAAGATGTTCTTACTACTGGGATTAAAGAGATTAAGAGTGCAGGCGTGCAGGAATACTATGGATTTGAGCTTGATGGCAATCATCGTTATGTTTTAGAGGACTTTACTGTAACTCATAATTCCTTTTTAGCTTGTTTGATTCAATTATGGAAATTTTTCTGTTTTCCAGATCAACAAATAGTGTTAGGAGCAAACTCAAAAGACCAAAGTAAGTTCGTCCACTTCGATATTATCTGTGAAATCATACGTAACTCTCCAAAACTTCTGTCAGTCATAAGAGAAGAAAATATACAGCAAAAAGAAATACGTTTAATAAATTCAAAAGGCACTGTTGTTTCTGCAATTAAAAGTATCAGTAGTTTTAGTGGTATTGTTTCTAACATTACTGGATATACTTTTTCTGAAATATTTGACATGAAAAATCCAAAATTCTTCACACAGCTTGATGGTTCTACGAGAAACGTGCCTAATGCTTTAGGGGTTATTGACTCAACTGTTTCAGAAAAGACTCATATACTGTATAAATTGTATCAAGCTTATAAACAAGTATTAGACCCTACATTGTTCTTTTCTTACAGAGCTTCTTCAAATGCTGATGCTAGAGATTTTTGGCATCCATATATGACACAAGCTCAATTAGATTCTTACAAAACTAAGTTTCTCCCTGCTGATTATGACAGGTATTTTAAGAATACTTGGGAAAGTGGGAGTAACAATATTTTTTCTGAAGCTATGATTAGATGTTGTGAGTTTATTGGTTTTGATGGTAAAATTGGGATGCAGAAAACTCTTTTGAAACTTTTTAGAGACGAACAAAAGATAATAAACAAACCTTCCCTGCGAACAGTGCCTGAATTTTCTGATATTGAAGCAAGAAAAAAAAGCTGTATGCCTATTACTAAAATTTATTCGTTTGAAGATGAACGAGGACTTCCTAAAATGATTGAAGCTAATGAGCTATCACGTTTGTCTGATTATTATGATACTGATTTTGCTCTTGGTATTGGTATAGATAGAGCTGACCCTCTTAAAGATGATTTAACAAGAGGAGCGAGAACGATTGTCCTTGCTATTTTAAAAGGTCTTGTAGGCAGCAGAACAAACCTTGCTATAGATAACAAAGCAGAGCAGGAATATATTTATTTTTGTGCTGGAGCTTGGCATATTAGAGGTAATGATTTAAATTCAATAAAAGCTGTGCTTGATGAAATTGTCCTTGAATTAGGAAGTATTGAGAGTGTTTGTGGAGAGCGTTGGGGGCTTTGGGATTTAGTTGATTGGTGCGATGATAATGGTGTTGTTTTCAATGCTGTAAACCCTTCTTATGATCTACAAAAAACAGCTTTTTCTGAATTATACACTTTAATATATGAAGGAAGATACAAAGCTCCAAAAATACCAATACAAGGAACAAAAAGTGAGTATCTTTTTGAAGAAGAAGCTCTTAAATTTGTTCATGACAGTAGAAAAAGATTTTATGGAAGTCCTGAAAAACACGATAATATGGGAGTACAGGATGATAGTATGTTTGCTTTAGGATGGGGTATTTATGGTTTACGTCTTTTAGGGATTGACGATTTTACAAAAAGAAGTTTTAGTAGGTTTATGGGAGCTTTTTTTGAAGATAAAACTAATAGGAGAATCATTATATGAATGATATTTTAACATCTACACCAGAAGAAATAGCAAAACTTGTAGACACTTTGAGCGAAGAAAATTTACACGCAATTGCACAACAATACCTGCCTCAAAATTTATCAGGAACAGTTAAACATATTGATAGTGATGGTTTTGAGGAAGGGTATTCTGAGATTGAAGGAACAAAGAATCTAACAGAATTGCAGAAGTTATGTTGGGATAAATTTTCTAAGAATCCTCAAATACGTTCTTATATTTCTGATTATAAAGGGGGTTTAAGTGGAAAGGGTTTTAATGTGGTTTCTGACATTTTTGAAGTTAATCAGTTTTTGAAAGAGATTATTGAAGATGTTAGAAATGAGCTGTACACAAATATGACTAAGTATGTTGCTCGAAGTGAGATTGAAGGAGAGCTTTTCTTAATGTTTACTGCACATACTTCTGGTTTTACTGAAGTAGATTTCATTTCTCCTTCTGCTTTAGTTGGAGGTGATGAAAGTAGTGGTATTTTCTTTCATCCTAAAAAACAAACAATGCCTGTTTGTTATGAAATTTCTTTTTCAGATGAAAACAATACAGTTTATGTTCCTTCTATTTATTGTGCTTATATTGAGAACCTTGCGGAAGAAGTTAATTCAAAATCTTATTTTGATAAAGAAAAATTAAAATTTGCAGAAGATTCTAATTTTAAAGAATTAAATGGTTTTAGAAGGTTTATAGTTCGATGGGACAAAGGTATTTTGAAAAAAAGAAATGTTTCCCATATAGTCTGCACTTTGAATTGGATTGAGCAGTATGAACAACTTAAAAGATGGGAAATTTTGCACAAAAAATCATCAGGAAGTTATTTATGGGTTATTGAAATGCAAGATACTAAAGCATTTAGAACTTGGTTGTCTATGACTCCTGAACAAAAACAGGAAACTGGTATTTATGCTGAAAAAACTCCTGGAGGTACTTTAATGCTGCCTCCAGGACTTACTTTAAAGTGCCATAATCCAAATCTTCCAAGAATTTCAGATACAGATACAGATATTTTACATATGGTCACTTCTGGATTGAACACAACAGACCATGCTTTAACAGGAAAAACATCAGGCAGCACTTTTGCTGGTATAAAAGAAACTGGTAAAAGTGCTACAGACAGACTTCAAAATGAAATTGAATATTTTGAAAGATTTTTGAGATATGATTTTTGGAGACATATTTTTTATATAAAAGGGCAACTTGATTCTAAGTTTAAAACTTCTTACAAAAAGAAAGAAGTTTGGGGATTTGATGAAAATGGAGAACCAATTTTCAGAAATGTAGAAAAACAAGTGCATGATCTTATCTATTTTGAATTTCCAACTTCAGAAGTTCAAAATGTTGTTGATAAAGCGAATGCTTTTCTTGGTAGTAAGCATGCTGCTGTTACAGATGCTTTAGGAGTGCCTGCTTCAAGTGTAGCGAGAAAACTTGGTTTTACTTCTTATCCTTTTTTACGTTTACAAAAAGCCACAGAAGAAGCTATGTACCCAGAGTTAAGAACTGCTGAAGAATCTGAAGCTGCTGTTGAAAAAGCAAGTGAACCTGGTAAGGATGAAGAAGCTACGAAAGAGACAGAAGAAGAGGAAAATAAAAAAAAGGAGGATAAAGATAGGAAAGGCAACAAAAATAAGGTTGACAAGGCTAAAATACACTATTAGTATGGATAAAAATACGGAGGAAAGTTTATGAACTTATTTCTTGAGGTTTTTCAGCATGCTCATTGGTTTATTGAGCCTGATTCTTTAAATTTATTGCTGAATACTCTTAAATCAGAAAATGCTAAAGATTCTTTTGAAGAAAATTTTAAAACTTTTTTCAAAAATCCTGAAGATGATAAAGCAATTTCTTATGAGGTAGTTGATGGTGTTGCTTCTATTCCTTTATATGGACCAATCTTTCCAAAATCTAACTTTATGACTTGGTTAGGGTATGCTACAGCTCTTACAGATTTAAAAAATGCTTTTGAAAAAGCTAAAATGGACACTTCAGTCGATTCTGTAGCTTTGATTTGTCATTCGCCCGGAGGGGTTGTTTTTGGTGTTAATGCTTTTTCTCAATATCTTAAAAATTATGAGAAAAAAGTTTCAACATACGTTCCAGGCATGTGCTGTTCTGCAGCTTACTGGATAGCATCAGCTTCAGATGAAATTATAGTTGATGAAACTGCAATGGTTGGAAGTATTGGGGTTGTTTGTGATGTATTAAATCCTGAGCATGATCCATACATCGAAATAACTAACAGAAAATCCCCCAATAAAAGACCCAATCCAGCCACAGAAGAAGGTAAGGGTGTCATTCAAGATGAATTAGATGCTCTTGCTGATGTTTTTATTAACGCTGTAGCAGGAAATAGAAATGTTTCTATTTCTGTTGTAGAAAATAAATTCGGAAAAGGAGGTGTGCTTGTAGGTAAAGATGCTGTAAGTGCTGGAATGGTAGACAGTATAGCAACTTTTGATGAATTTGCTTCTTCTTTAAAAAAAGACAAAGAAGCAAGTTTTGTTATAGATAAAAAAACAAATGAGGAGAACAATATGAATCTTGAAGAACTTCAGGCAGCTCATCCTAAACTTTGGGAAGAGATTCAGAGCAAGTTTGCCAAAGAAGAAAAAACTTCTGATGCTCCTGCAGAAAAATCTGCGGACACAGAAGCTCTTGAAAAAATTAATACGAATATTTCAAAGATTGGCGCAGTTATTAAATCTTTGGATGAAAAAATCAAAACACTTGAAAAGAAAGATGCTGTAAGAGACGAAAAAGATGCAGAAGAAAAGGCTTCTCTACTTGCAGATTCAGTACTTGCTGGGACAAAACTGTCTCCTGTGATTAAAGGCAAGATTAAGAAATCTGTGAATTATGCAGACCATGTTTCTGAAGAAGGCGTTTTTGATTCTGAAGCTTTTAAAGCTGCTGTTGAAACAGAAGCAGAAGACTATAAAAAAGTTCTTTCTGGTAAGATGGAAGTCGCAGGGGCTTCAAGCAACGAAGATTTTGATAATGTAGAAGGAATGAAAGATGAAGATATCAATTCTCTTCTTTCTGATCTTGGCATTGTTGAAGAAGCAAAGGAGTAAAATATGACTTATTTTGATAGGGATTTTGAAGCAAACAAAGTGCTTAAAGGGCAGGGAAGTACTGCTCAAATAACACATTTGCCAGATTCTCCAGGGTATCTTCCTTTATTTCACTCACGAAGAGAACAGGCACTTATTGTGGATGCTACTGTTGATAAAGGTTTTGGTTTTCTTCCAAAAGGCACTGTGCTTGCAGAAAATGCAGCTTCAGGTAACTATGTTCCTTATGCTGCTGTCGGTTCAGATTATTGGAAGTCTTTTGCTGTAGCTGATGTAGCTAATGCAGCAACTTCTATAAAAATTCTTAAACAGGAAGCTTACATTTTTCAGGTAGGTTTTTCTATTGTGCTTGAACATGATGACACTTCTCAGGTATATCATGATGGTGGAGCTATTACTGCTGTAGATTTAGATTCTTCTGATGTTTTTGCAGAAATTACTTTCACTACTGCAGTAGCTGTTGCAACTTTTACTACAGCAAACAAAACAAAGTGTTATATCAAATCAGGAACAGTTTCAGATAAAATGTCTGACGCTGTTTGCGTTCTTGATAAAGACATTGATACTGGTTTTGGTCAGTATGCTGTTGGTGGTAACTGTTCTATTGTTTTAACAAATGCTGTTCTTTATTCTTTCGGACTTTTGAATCTGGACAGTGAAGCAAAAACTGCCTTAAACGGTACAACTCTTGGCAGATTTTTTGTTCTGAGATAAAAGGAGATTTTTATGGCTAAAGGTATTGACGGTATTCCTATTCTTCATCTTGAAACTATGAATAAAATGGTTTCTAAGATGCCAAAAGCACCAGATACTTTTTTTACAAAGATGTTTGGTACAGATAAATGGGATTCAGATACAGTAAAGTGGGACATTGAGTATGGTTCAGCAGGGATGACACCTTTCGTAGCTCCTGGAGCACCTGCTCCTTCTGTAGGAGTTGACGGTTATGGTGAAGGTTCTGCTAAAGTTGCATTTTTTAAAGAAAAAATGTTTTTTGATGAAGAACTTCTTAACAACCTCAGACAGCCTGGCACAAATTCAAAAATGCGTGCAGAAAAACAGATTGCAAGAGGTATTCAGAAACTTTCTCTTCGTGTTGACAGAAGAAGAGAATGGATGTGTTGTCAGATGGCTGTAAAAGGTGAGCTTGTTTATACTCAGAAGGGTGGCACTAAAATTAAAGTAGATTATGGTGTGCCTGCAGAGAACAAAATCACGCTTGCGAATAACAGAAAATGGGGTACTGGTGTTGATCGTAACCCTATTGAAGATATTTATGATGCAAAACAGCTTTATTCCGATAATACAGGGAAATCTCCAGAGTACACACTTTGCAACAGTTCAATTTTGAAACTTCTCATGTTTGATTCAAAATTGCAGGAAATGCTTAAAAAATCAGCATTTGGCGACGGTGATCTTTTTAAAAACCCTGCAACAGTTGTAGGTTCTTTGATTGGCGTTGGTCCTCTTCATATTTATGATGAATTTTATGAAGTTCCAGGTTGGCTACTCCAGAATGTAGGAACTTCTGATACAGAAATTTTTGTTGAAGACGCTACTGATTTTGCTGTCGGTGGCACTCTTTATTTTTGGAAAATGGATGAGCCTCTTGTTAAAGAAAAAAGAACAATCACAGCAGTTGATGTTGTTGCAGGAAAGCTTACTATTGATTCAGCTCCTACACGTACTTATAAAGCACGTTTTGATAAAGTTTGGATGCGTAGGAAGTATGTAGAAGATGATATTTTCCATATGGGTTCTTGGACAAAAGATGGAGCTTCTATTGCTGAAATAGCAGAAGCCCCTTACGGTCTTAAAGGCAAGTATGGTAAATTTATTGATAGAAAAGAAGAATGGGACCCAGATGGATTGTTTATCAGAGTTCAGGATAAAGCTTTTCCTCTTCTTTATCACCCTGACATGGTTATGACTATTAAAGTAAAATAAAAATACAGTGAGGAGGGGCTTCTGCCCCTTCTTTATAGGAGACATAATGGTTAAAGCAATCGTAAAAACTACAGTTAAATTTACAGGATTAGGTATTGTGAATACTGGAACAGTTTATGAAGCAGAATCTTTTAAAGAGCTTCCTGAAGCAATTCAGCAGGAAATTGCAGCAGGTACAGAAGTGATTCAGGTTATTGAAAATTCAAAAAAAGAGAAACCTAAACCTGAAAAAAGTCAGAAAAAAGTTGTTGAAGAGGAAGAAGTTGAAGAGGAAGAAGTTGAAGAGGAAGAAGTTGTAGAAAAAGAGAAACCTAAACCTGTTCGTAGAAGAAAAAGGACACAATAACTATGTTTATTAATTTAGAAGCTTTGATTACAACAGTAAGTACCCAATTATTGTCTTTTTCAGATAAAGCAAGTCCTGAAATGATTTTTTTTGCTTGTGATATTGCTTCTAAAGAGACTGGTGTGATTTTTCCTTTAAATAATAATATAGAAGAATTTTGGTTAGTCCAAAGAAGCATACGTTATGTTATTGCTGATTTAAGACTTCAAAGCAGTCCTAAATTTAAAATAAATTCAATGCACTTGAATCAAAGATTTGACCATTATTCTAAACTTATTGAAGAATTTGATTTAAAATTTAAAGAAGCTTTGGAGAATGACCCTTTTCTGTTCAGTAACATGCGTTCAGAAGGGTTTTCTTCTGAGGCTTTTGTTACCTATATACCAACAATATAAGAAGGAGAGATAAAAATGAGTTTAACAGTAGAAGGTAAAAACTATGCTTTGGATGGGATTGCTTCTGTAGCAACAAAGGCAAGGCTTTTAGATAATACAAATGCAGAAATACTTGATCATGTGGGAGCTTCACAAGATAAAGTTTTATCTTGGGGAAGTGCCTCTTCTGGTTCTGTTAGCACAACAACTACTGTAACTTTTGAAGTTCCAGCAGGAACTACAGTAGCTGCGATTTCTTACAGGTCTACAGATGGTGTTATAGAATATGGCAGGGACGTTATTGCAGTAGAAAACCAAGAAACTTACACAAATAATGGTACTTATAATTTAACTTCTGTAACAATCTCTTTTGCTTAAAAATGAGACATGGTATGAAACCGCAGATTTTTGGGTAAGGGTCAGAAAAATCCCTGACCAGTCGGGATTGAAAAATGTAATTCAGCACACTTATTATTTAAAAGAGGACAAAAATGGAGCTTCTGATAAGCCTCAAAAACAGAGGTAAAATTATTTATGCTCAGCCCGATCTCTCAAACTGGGGGAAAGAAGAGTGCCTTGATAAGTTTGTTGTTGTTCGGGTCGCAACCAATAAAACTAAATCAGAGCTATTGTCTAAGAAAGACATTGAAACAGGTGAAGATAAATATTTTTTCGATTTAGATGATGCCTTTTCTTCAGCTGAATGGTCTGAAATGCAAAATTCAGACTGGCAAGTATTCGAGAAAGACGAGTCTTTCATTAAGGAAAATATTTAATTATGGCAACTGAGGTAATTAAAACAATTAAATCTACAGGAGGTGACTATACCTCACTTGAAGCTTTTTTGTCAGGAGAGGCAAGAGACCTTGTTTCAGCTGATGAAATTGCTGTTGCTGAGGTTTATATCAGTTTTGATTATGTTGCTATGAACACAACATCTCAGGCTTGGGTAACAGACGATACAAGAAAAATAATAATAAGAAATGCTACCGATTTTTTTCATTCCGGTAAAATCAATCAGGGAATTAAGCTTGTTACAAGCTCAACAACTTATTTTTTAGTGCTTCAATCCGGGCATCATATGCTAATTGAAGGGGTTGAATTAACAGGGGATAGCGCTGCATCAAGTTTTATATATGAAAATGGAGCAAGTTTAGAAGTAAAAAAGTGCCTGATACACGATATAAACGGGTCATTTTCAGCGTCTTCCGGTTTGAAATTGCTTGAAAACTGTGTAGTTTGGCAGGTCGCCGGTTATATTGCATATGGCCTTGTGTTCTTTTGGTATGACCTAACAAAAGTTGTGAACTGTTCTATTTATGCGGATGGTGTTGGTGTATATAGTAACCAAATAATATTAAGCGATTGCGTTTGTTACAACACTGTAATTTATAATACAACTATAGGCGGTTACGATAATTTTTATTCCTGCACAGGCGATTATAACGCTTCAAATGATACATCTGCTCCCGGTACTAATGTAATTGACAACATAACTCTTTCTAATCTGGGGTGGAATGTCTCTCCTGGCTCTGAGGACTTAAATATTGGTTCTGACTCGGTTTTAATTGATGCAGGTATAGGGCATAATTTCAACTCTGCAATACCAACAACTGATATTGCAGGAAATGAACGTGGGCTTGATGTTTGTACTATTGGTGCATTTGAATATGTTTCTGGGACAACTTCCCCCGAATATGCCTCAGTAATATCAGAAAAAGTAAACACAATATCAGAATTCCAAAAAGAAGGTTTATTCTCCTCCACACTTTCAGAAAAGACAAATTTAATTTCAGGCTTTGAAAAGCAGGCTGAAATTTCTTCTGTTGTAACAGAGACTGCAACTGTTACAAGTGCAGGTACAAGCACAGAATTTGAAGAATATTCTTACACTTCAGATATAAATGAGATAATCGCTCTTAATACAGAAAAAGAAAAGACCAGTTATTATGCTTCAATAATAAATGAAACAGCAAGTTTAAGCACAGAATTTGAAAAAAACATAAATCATGTTTCAGATATAAATGAGATAATCGCTCTTAATACAGAATTTGAAAAAAACATAAATCATACTTCATATATAAATGAAACAGCAAGTTTAAGCACAGAATTTGAAAAAAACATAAATCATACTTCATATATAAATGAAACAATAGAAATAACAAGCTATGGTTCTGCAACGGAGAGTGCTTCTTACTCTTCAATAATAAATGAAACAGCAAGTTTAAGCACAGAATTTGAAAAAAACATAAATCATACTTCATATATAAATGAAACAATAGATTTAAATTCACAAGCTGAAAAAAACATAAATCATGTTTCAGATATAAATGAGATAATCGCTCTTAATACAGAAAAAGAAAAGACCAGTTATTATGCTTCATATATAAATGAAACAGTTTTTTTAACTTCAACAACATCCAGTTTTGAAGAATACTCCTATATTTCAAAAATTTCAGAAGAAATTCATTCTTTTTCAGAAGGTACTAAAACATTTTCAGAAAATAAGGAATTTTTTGCATCTGTTTTTTTATCCTCAGAAAGTTTTAAAATGTCAGAATATTCTTCTTTTATACAAGAATATTTAGTTCTTTCTTTAAAGGAGGAAGAAAATCTTTTTATTTTTGTTGATGGAAATACTAAGTCCCTGTATGATGGAAATACTAAGTCCCTGTATGATGGAAATACTTTTAATATGTATAATGGGTTTATAAAGGAAGAAAAATGATTACAGTAGTTTCAAATACAAATAATGATTTCCCTCTTTTTTTTAAGAAATATGATTTTTCTTTAGAAAAAAATGTACCCCTTACTGAGTCTGAAATTTCAGAAATAACTAGGGTAGATTTAGAATGGGATGGTGAACTTTTTTCTTCAGAAACATTATCAGAATATTTTAATTTTACAGTTCTTAAAGAGTACGGGGCTGTCTCAGTTCAGTTAGGCATGCTTGGTTTTAATGATGCAAATCAAACTATAGGGAACGTTCATGTGTATGTTGCAACTGCTGACAAGCCTGAAGGAGTTTATTGGTTTAGTTTCATGATTAAATTAGGAATTTAATATGGCTATTGGTGATGATATTAAAGAAACATACAATGAAGTAGGTTCTCCTATAACTATTGTTTCTTTTTTAACTGCTGAAGAAACAGAGGAATTTTGTTTATATGAGAAATATACAGAACAATCTACTGAATTTATAAGGCAACATGTGACTGTTATTGATGTTGTTTTTGATACTGCTCTTGTTCCTGGTTGTCTTATTAAATTTGAAAATGATGTTTATTTAGTGACATCAAAAGACAGTACTAGAGTTGAAAATGAGGTCGCTTATTTTCGTTCTATGCTGTATAAAACAAACAGTACTGCAAGTATATACAAGCATTCCAACAACCCAGGTTTTGATTCAAACTACAAAAAACTTCCAGAATTTGAATTAACACAGGAAAATATTCCTGTTCTTTTTCTTGATGAAACTAGAGGAACTGAGGCAGAAAACACTGAAAATGTTTATTATGCAAGTGATTCTAAGTGTGTTATGTATGTTCAAAAATATGATGTTGGTGTTGGTGATAGAGTTAAAGTTGATGAAGAGTTTTTTTTAGTTGAGAATAAACACTCTACACGTTTGCAAGGCAATTTTGTTTTGTATCTAAAAAGGATAAAAGATGACACAACAACATACTGATAATATTCTTTTTAGTTTAGATGGTAAAGATGTTATGCGTAACAGACAGCTTTTTAAATCTGGAGTTAAGTTTGCTGAAGCAGGGCATAAGGCTATGGCTTATTTTGGTGAGGATGGTCAGGGACGTTTGACTGAGGGAGCTGCTCGTCATTTGGCTGGGTTTATTAAAGCTTGTATAAAAAATCCTTCTTTGCTTCAAGGGAGAGACAAAGCATGGGCTCCGTTATCTAAAAAATACGCTTATAGAAAAAATAAGGCTGGAGGCCCAAGCAGTCTTTTTTGGTATTTTGATGGTAATATACATGATAATATTGATATTATTTGGAGGGGCAAACATTCACGTACTGTAGGTATTAAAAGAAACACTAAAGCTAAAAGACCTTTGGGGAGAGGTACTTATAATGTTGCTCAAGTAGCCAAAATACTTGAATTTGGAGGAGGTACAGGTGTTCCTGCTAGACCTTTATTTGGACCAGCTTCTCATATTTTCTTAAAAAAATATTTCCCTGAATGGGGAAGAATGGCAACAAAAGTTTTCACAAAAACTTATTCAGAATATTTTGAAGAAGTGCAGGATAACTTTAAGGCTGATATTATCAACAATCTTATTAACAATACAAAAAGGCATTTGTCTCAAATAGACATATATTCAATAGCCATATCTGATTCTGAAAAGATTCGTAAAGTTTTTTCTTAGGAGGTTTTATGAGTACAGTTTCTAAATTAGAAGTAGTAAAATGTCTTGCAGCTCAACCTAAAGATTTAATGCTTTTGCTTGAGGTTTCTTACACTACTTTAGAAAAATTAGTTTTTGTTTTAGAAAATTCAGAGTTTAAGTATGATTCCACAAAACCTGAAGAATCTGAAGTGGCAAAATGGTTAACTGAGACCTTTTTTCCAAATTTACTTTCTATTTTAGATGAATTTAGTGGTGAAAATCATGCTTGATAACACTCAAAAAGAATCCTTATTTTTTCTAAGTCTAAAAAAATATATTATTGACACTTTGTACACTGAAAAATCTATTTTTGTGGATTTTGGTTTTGCAGAAACAAGACCTGTGGGACAGGATGAGTTTGTTGTTGTTCTTACAAGCGGTTTTTTAACAAATACAGTTTCTTCCTGTGAAGCTACTTTTTATTTGTTTTCTAAAACTGATGATGATGGTGAGCTTGCTGTTTTATTTGATAAAGTGCAGGAAATATTTTTTGATGAAAATGACCCTCAAGGAATTAAACGTATTCCTTTTTATACTGAATCTTTTGTTGAAGTTACAAAAATGATTCCTTATATACAACCCCCTTCTCCAAGGGAAATTTCTCTTGATGGTTTTTACTTTAAGTATTTTGATGTTGTTTTTAGGTGGGGAGGTAAATAATGTTTTTTTATTGTGAAAAATGCGGAAAGAAACTTATTGAAAGAAAAAGTAATGGTTTGTGGAAATTTGTTTTTGGTAAAAGAAGGAACAATTCTTCTGTTGTTGATATGGAAATTCATGGTTCCATTAAATTAAAATGTTTAAGAGCTTCCTGTCAACACATTAATACTTTGACTTTTTTTCCAAACCAACATATTGATAATAAATAACACTTATGTTATTTAGAATATAGTTCCTTTAAGGAAAATGCTCAGGTAATTTTAACAAAAAACTAAGGAGTTTTTAATATGGCATTAGAAAGAACCGGACCACTAACACGAGATACGAGTACAGTAGCTCTAGGACTTGCACAGATCAGATTAGGTAATGCAAGTGCTTTTATTTCTTCAAGAAGTCCTGTATTTGGTCAGCAGGACAGTATGGGTGCTTTGGGAACAACCAAATTCACTTCTACTGTTGAACAGTGGAAACTTGAATCAGGTTTCCCTAAACTTGAGGACATGTCTATTCCTGTAAGTGAAGTTGCAAGTATGGAATGTTCTTTTAAAGAAATTACCCCTAAAAACCTTGCTATTGCAAGAGGACTTAATCCTTTTGAAGATGTTAGTTCAACTTCAAAAAAAGGAAGTATAGCTTCTGCTGCAGGAACTGTTTCAGCAGATGAAATTGCTGTTACGAATGATGGTGGTGTTGTTGATGATGTTTGGACTGTAGTTTTTGCTTCTGCAACTTCTTTTTCTGTATATGGAGCTACTACAGGACATGTAGGAAATCATTCTGATTTGGTTACAGCTTTTGCTCCTGATAATTCAGGTAACCCTTATTTTAGCATTCCTGCTAATTTTTTTACTGGTACTTGGGAAGCTGATGATACTTTCACTTTCTCAACAACTGCCTTTATTGCTGGAACTGATGCTTATGCAGATAACCATACAGGTGAGATTAAACTAGGCGCTATGAAAGCTCCTGAATTTATTAGGATGGAAGCTGTATATACTTATCCTAATGGTGTTAATCACATGTATATCATTTTTCCACGTGCAAACGTTTCTATGAGTGCAGAACTTGACCTTCAGGATGCTGACGCAGCAACTTCTCCTATCACTTTTGAAGCGAAAAGAGCTGATAGTGGCACTGCTGGTGGACATGCTTCTTGGGATGACGCTCCTCTTGGTGTCATTCTTTTCGATTAAATTTACATGCCCTCTGTAAAGAGGGCATTTTAAGAAGGAGTTATTTATGACTGAGAATTACAATCTTGCTCCAGATATACGCACAACTACAATAGGCATACGTAGACCTAAAGAAATTACTGTTTATCCTGTATCAATCGCTTCTGAGAATGAACTTCTTACAGAATTTGTTTCTTTATTTTCTTCTTTTACTGATTTATCAGGGGTTTCTGATGCAGAACTTATAAACACTATAAAAGATTCAATTTTTGAAAATATTGAACAGATCATTGCACATGTTACTGAAGAAGAAGTTGATTTGAATGAAGTTACAAACAATCAGTTGCTTGCTTTAGGAGAGATTATTTTTGAGGTGAATTTTGAGGTTTTGTTAAAAAACGGGAAAGGCTTCATCGAGAAGATGAAAACTCTGTTTCTTTCGATGAAGCCGTCACCAGAATCATAAAAGACACCTCTTATAAAATAGAAGATTTCTTTCGTAAGACTTTTTTTGAAGGGGGTCTTACAAGAAAACAGATGTATTCATTGTACTCTAATTTGTCTAAATTAGAATATGATGCTTTTATTTTACAGGCAAAATTGCATGGTGCTGAATTTGAGGATAAAGGAGAAAACACAAAAACATCGTCTAAAGAAGTAAAAACCAGTTCTTTTCTTTTTGGAGACCCGGCTGAGTATGAAACTCTTTCTCCAGAAGAACGAGAAAATCTTACCTTAAAGATGATGGCTAAACATAAAGATTGGTCTTCTTCTGCTCTAAATAAGAAAGGTAAGTAGATATGAACGATATGCAAATAAAATTATCAGTGCTTTTGGGAAACACAACTAAAAGCACTTTTGATACTTTAAGAAAAGGTTTTCTTGACCTATCAAAACAGTTTGAAGTTGCTGCAAAAGATTTTGCCAAAATAAAAAATAATGATATAAGCAATGTTTTGAGTAACATTGCAAAAACAACAAGACAAATGGGAAATAGTTTTAAAGAAAACAATGTCAGTGTAGGGCAGTTTTCTGACAATTTATTTACCCTTGAAGATAAATTTAAAAAAGTTTTAGATTCTGAAACTAAATTTGGTAAAGCAAGTAGAAAAGTTTTTGATCAATTAGATGCAGGCACTATTTCTATTGAAAATGCTGAAAATGCTCTTGAAACTTTAAATAGAGAATTTGTAGGTTTTGAGAAGTTTGGTAACTCTGTAAAATCAGTTCAGCAGGCTTGGAAATTTTATTCTAAAGAAGTAGAAAACGGAGACATGTCTCTTAAAGCTGCTTTAGAAGAAACTGTTCGTTTTGAAAAAGCTATAGGAAAACTTGAGTTAGATTTAAAAAAAGCAGGCACTTATACTGAGGAATGGGCCCAATCTCTTTCATTTGCTAAAGTTAAACAAGCTGAAATTAATGGTCAATTAAAAATAACTGCACAAGGATTTAAGACTTATGGTAAGGCTAAAGAAGATTCTTTAGGTCTTGATGAAAAACAAATAAAATCTTTAAAAAAATTACATGATGGTTTGTCTGATTATCAAAAACAGCTTGCTAAAGCTTATGAAATTCAGCAAAGAGATATCGGTACTGGTAAAGCTTATGAAGAAGTTGTAAAAGCTATAGGTAAATCAGTAGGCTATAATGCAAGTAAATTTGAAGCTTATGTTAAGCATATTGAAAGTACTCAAAAAGCTTATGTTCGTTTAAATGCTATACTTCCTACAAGTGAAAGAGAACTTAGGAGTGTTCTTTATGAAATAGACAAAGTAGGTTTGGCTCAACAGGCTCTTAATGGTAATTTAAAAATTGTTGGAAACAGTTTTAGGGTTTTGAATAAAGAAGGACTGAAACCTTTTGGAGATATTAGTTTAGAAACAGCTAAAAAAATGAACATTCTTGATTCTTCTTTTTTAAAAGTTATAAAGAAAGAAAAAGAATATGCTAGTGCTACTGGTATTTCTGTTCAGGCTACACGTCAAATAACTGAAGCTATGTTTGCTAGTGGTAAGAGTGTTGGTCAGATGGTTGATCAGTTTACTAAAATGACTAAAGTGTCTTCTATAAATAAAAAATTGTCTGAAGATATTAAAGTTTTACGTGTTAATTATGAGAAATTATTTGCAAGCTCTTCTTCTTACTCTCATCAAGCAGAAGAAATAATTTCAAAAATGAAAAAACAAGGTTCAGCTTCTTCTCTTTTAAAAGCTGAACTTTCAAAAATAAATACAGAATATAAAGCTTCTGTTAAGTCTCAGGAAACATATAAAAAACAGATTAACAGTCTCATTAATGCCTATGGTGGTTTAAACAAAGCTACTGAGGAAGTTAAAAGGGAATATCAGAATTGGTTGAAGGCTTTACGTGACGGAGCTTCCTATGAAAGAGTGAAAACTCAATTAAATGAATTATCTACTGCGTATAAAAAAACAGAAAAAGCTCAGGAAAAAGCAGCAGAAGAAGCAAAAATACTTGCAGTACGTTATCAGAAGTTAATAGAATCTTCTTCTTCTTTTTCTTCTGAGGCTAAAAGACTTATTAATAGCTTAGAAAAACAGCCTCAAAAATTAAAAGTTATTAAAGAAGAATTAAAACAACTTAATAAAGAATGGAATGATCATAGAAAATCTATTAACAGAGCTACTAAAGATGTTGGTGTTTTTAGTAATGTTTTAGGTAAATTAGGTAACAGGCTTAAAATTTATGCTGAGTATTATATAGTTTCAAGAGCTATAAATGCTTTTTCAGACAGCATGAGGCTTGCAGGAAGAACTATTGTTGAACATAATCAGGGTTTGCATGATCTAAAAGCAATACTAAATGCAACTGCTACAGATGTTGCGATGATGGATAAAACTATTGTCAGCACTTCTGAAAGAACTAAATTTAGTCTGGGAGAAGTTTCTGTTGGTATGAGACTTTTAGGACAGACTGGTATGAGTGCTTTAGAAGTTATAGAAGCTTTTCCTCATATTGCTAATTTGGCTACTGGTACTCTTGAAACATTAAATACCACAGTTAAACTTGTTTCAACTGCCTTAAAAGATTTTGAACTTAATGCTTCTGAAACAAAAAGAGTTGTTGATGTTTTTGGTAATGCTGTTAACAAATCAAAACTTACTATTGATGGTTTAAATACAAGTTTTAACTACATAGGCCCAACGGCTGTTTCTGTAGGACTTTCTATTGAAGACACTGCTTCAGCTATGATGATTCTTGCTAATGCTGGTATCAGGGCTAGTACACAGGGTACAGGTCTTCGTAGGGTGTTAGGAGCTTTATCTGCCCCAACCAAGAAACTTAAAGACAAAATAATGGAAGTTGGTTTGACAGTTGATGATGTAAACCCTGAAATAGTAGGTTTTGAACAGACTATTTACAATTTACAAAAAATTGTTCAGACAACTGGAGACGCTTTTGATTTATTTGGTCAGAGAGGGGCTAGTATTGTTCTTGCTTTGACTCAGCACGCTGATGAATTTTCAAAATTTAACGAGAGTGTTAAAGAGTCTGGAGCTGTTTCAAGAATGGCTGAAGAACAGATGAAAGGACTTGGTGTTGGTTTAAAAAACGTAAAGGATAGATTTGGTGTTCTTGCAAGTACTCTAAGTTCTGAGACAGGTTTTATTTCTGTTCTTCAAAGTGGAATTACTGTTTTACAGAAGTTTTTAGAAGGTTTTACAGCTTTTGTACGAACTCCTATAGGAAGTTTTGTTTCTTCTATTGTTTTATTAACTGGAGCTTTGACTGCTTTATCTGCTGCTTTGATTGCAATAAGTTCTACAACTCTATATGCTTCTATTGTTGGAGGATTAGGTACTCTTGCTAGAGGATTTTTTGCTGCAGCTACAGGGGCTAAAGGGTTTACTTCAGGACTTCTTGTGTTAAGAAGCTCTTTACTTGCGGCAAGCCCTGCCCTTTACAGTTTTATTGCTGCAATGGGGCCAGTTGCTTGGGCTGTTGCTGCTGCAAGTGCCGTTTTAGTCACAGCAACAGTAGTTCAACAAAAATACAAAAAATCTTTACGAGATACTATAAATACACATGCAGAATATCTTGTTTCTTTAGGCAAGATAAAAATGGGTTTGGATAGTGTTGTAAAAGCAGCAGAAGATGAAACACTTTCTCAAAAAACTGTGAAAGAAAAATATAAAGAATTATATGAACAAACACTTGCTTTAGCTGACACAAGTGTTGTTGCAAAAGAAAAAGCTTTGGAACTTTGGGGGGAAATCGCTGCTGGAACAGAGTCTTTAGAAAATCTAAAAAAGCATGTTAAAGAAGTTGTTGCTGAAACTGAAAAATTAGAATTAATCAGTTTAACTGAACAAGCAGATGCTGCTTTTAAACTTGCTACAGCTTCTAATGTTTTAAGAGGGGAAGCAGTTAGTTTAGGAAAAGCTTATGCTTTTAAAAATGAAAAAATCGAAGAATCTGTTATAAGCTATGCAAATTTAAAACAAAGTATGAAAGTTTTTGGTACTGAGGAACAAAAACAGGCATTAAAAACACTTGAAAATGTAGAAAGAACGAAAGCAGCAAGAATAGCTGCAAATGTAGACATCGAGACAGCTAATTCTAAAACTATAGATACTCTTTTAGAACAAAATGGGTATTTTGTTGAGGAGAATAAAATTCAGTATGAAATGATGAAACAGTTCCTTGTTGATTTTATTCTTTCTAAAAAGAAAGCTGCAAAAGAAGCAGAAGCTATAGATATTAACCCTTCTTATGAAGCAATCACTACGGTTTATGATCGTATTTTAGAAAAACAAGAAGAATTTAGTAAATCTAAATTAAGAGAGCTTGAAGAAGGCAAAAGAAAAGAACTGCAACTTGAAGAAGTATATAATGCTAAAATACAAGCAGTTGCAACTGAATTAGCTGAATTGCGTCTTGAAGCAGCAAAAGATGCTGTTAGAAAAGGAGAAGAAAGCAACAGAACAACTTTAATTCAAAAAGAAAAACTGTATACAGAATTAGCAGAAGCTCAGGAAAACTTTAATAAAGAAGATGAAAAACTTAGGAAAGCTAGACACACTGCTTTAACAGCTTCTTTTGAAGAGGAAATTTCCACCATAACAAGAACTGAACAAGAAAAATTAAATGCTCTAAAAAAAAGCAGAGTAGGTAATGTTACAGAAATTGTAAGTTATAATGAGCAAGTAACTAAAGCAGAACAAAAAGCTGCAGAAGAGCGTTATAATGAAGCAAAAGCATATTATGAAAAAGTTTTAAAAAATGAAAAAAGTCTTCCTTCTGAGAAAAAAGAAGCTCAAGACAAATTATTAGCACTTGAGGGAGCTTACTATGATTCCTTACTGCAGAGTCAAGAAGCTTATAAAGCAAAATTACAAGAGAATCTGAATAAGGAGTATGCTCTTTTAAGCATTCATGAACAAGAACAAGCTAATCTTCGTTTAAAAAGCCATATGAAGAATTTAGAAAATGAAGATTTATATGCTCAAGAATCTCTTGTTATCGCTGCTGAAAGTGCCTATGACCGCTGGCAACTTGAAAAAGATAACTATGAAAAAATAAAAAATTTAGATGAATTTTCTGAAAAAGAAAAACAAGAAGCTTATCAAAAATCTTTAGTAGCTTTACAGGCTTTTCTACAAGCAAAACTTGCTTATAGGAAAAGTAACTTTATTTCTGAAGAGGAAGCTTTACAAAATTCTCTTAATAAAGAATTATTAGAGCTTGATATTGCTTTTAATAAAGAATTTTCTATGGTTGCTAATTCTAACGTCCAAAAATTAAAAGCAGAAAAAGATTTTGCTAAAAATATTTGGAAAGTAAAAGAAAAGAATTTTGATAAAATTGTTTCAGAAGGATATGAAAAAGATTCTGCAATTTATCAAAAAGCTTTACTTGAAAAACTCGAAGCTCAAAAAGATTTTGAAGAAAAACGCAGTGCATTAGTTCAAATTTATTTTGATGAAGAAGAAGCAGCTCAATCTAATTCTTATGAAAGACAATTAATTGCTATTGATAAACGTGTTACAAGAGAAATCATTACAGAACAAGAAGGTCAAAGAAAAAAATTAGAATTAGAAGCTTCTCATGCTTTAAAAATGCTTGATTTAGCAAGAGAACGTTTTAATCAAGCAGCTATTCAATATTCTTCAGATTCTAAGGAATATAAGCAAGCTCTTTTAGAAAAAGAGCAAGCAGAACTCGAATATCTTAAACGTAAAAAAGAAAGAGACGCTGCTATTGCTCAAAATACTGAAGATTTAGATGAGAACACTGAATCTCAGGGGGAGAATACAGAAGAAATAAAAAAGAACACAGAAGAAACAGAAAAGAACACAAAAGCAACTAGAAAAGCTTCTTCAGGAATTAATTATCTTGCTATGAGTTATAGTGAGTTAACAACTAAGATAATTGAAGCAAAAAATACAGCCACTAGAGCTATTATGGGTATGTCACAGGGATATAAAGATTTATTGTATGGGCTAACAGATGCTTTTGCTGCTGTAGAAAAAGGAGCAAGAGAGTTAGGATTTCAAGTAGATATTTCCAATTTAAGTTTAGAAGAATCAAGAGAGCTTGTGAAAGAACTTGCAAATAATTTTTCTGAATATAATGAAGCTCTTAAAGAAAATTCAGAAGAACTAGATGAAACAATATCCTCATTAGTTTCTTTTGACGGCGCAGCTGAAGATTCTGTAATGACTGTTTCAGACCTTTCAACTAAAATTGCAGAAGTTACTCAAAAAGCGAATAAATTATACCAAGAAAAATGGGTTGATGCTGAAAGCATGAAGGAAGCTTCTGAAGAAGTTATAAGTGCCTTTGAAGAAATAAAAGAACAAGGTATTGAAAAAATAGAAGCTTTGAAAGAAGAATGGCAAAGTCTTTCTGATAAAATAGAAGAAATAAATGAACAAATACTCCAAATTGAAACTGACACACAAAATCAAATCAGAGACCTTAAAAGAGGTTTAATGACAGAAGAAGAAATTTGGAAAGATAAAAGAATTGAATATGAAGAACTTGTTTCAAAGGCTTCTCAAGAACAAGCTCAAGGCAGATATGAGTCTGCTATAAGTTTGTATAAACAAGCTCAAAGTGTTGCACAAGAACTTGCAACAGAAGTTAAAGATTCTGAAGATAATGTTCTTTCTTCTTTAGAAAATAACACACAGATAAGTATCAGTTTGATAAACAGTGCTGCAGAAGGAATGAAAAGTGCTTTAGAAGCTCAAAGAACTTCTTTAGCTTCCCAACAACAAGTTGTTAGAGGAGAAATAGATCAAACTGCTAATGCTCTTAAAGGTCTTTCTACTCAAATGGACAGCATTAGCGGAAAAGGGTTTGCTGGATGGGGTGACGCTGCTGGATGGGGTGACGCTAAATGGGAGAGTTTTTGGGACAAATTCAAAAACCACAATGGCAACACCTTCGCTGATGGTGGTCTTACAAATGGCCCATCACATGCTCAAGGGGGTATCCCTATCGAAGTTGAAGGGGGAGAACACATACAACCAGTGCATGCTGTTAAATATTATGGTAAAAAAGGTTTAGATTTTCTTGAAGGGTTCAGACATAAAGTATTTCCTAAAAGTTTTTTTGCTGATTTAGGTTTAAGAAAAATGTCTTTTGCTACTGGAGGCTCTGTTCCTAAAATAAGCATGCCTAAATTTTCTTTGCCTTCTTTTAGTGCTGGTGGTACAGTTAGTGGAGAAACACACACATATCAGTTTAATTTAAATGTCAATGGTAAAAATCATGGACCGTTTGTAGGGCAAAAAAATATGGTGGAAGGTGTTCTGAATGAACTTAAAAAAGCACAGAGGTTAACTTAAATGTTATTAGATGATTTAATTCTGCCTGATGATTTTTATTGGGAAGATGAATTTACTTGGAATAAAATTACACAAGAAATAAATTATGGAACTACAGGTTCTTTATTTATTCAAGAATCAGAAAAGAAAACTGGAAGATATATTACTTTAGTTTCTTCAAATGATTCCACGTGTTATATCACAAGAGAAACAATGCAAACTCTTTTTGCAAAAAAGGAAGTTTTGAATAAAGAAATGACTTTAATGTTGCCTGATGGCAGAACTTTTAATGTTATTTTCAGGCACGCAGAAGACCCTATAGAAGTTGTTTCTGTAAATAATACTTTAAAAATAGATTCTTCTACTGTATATATATTAAAAAGTATAAAATTGATGGAGAAAAATAATGGCTGATATTTCAAAATCAGATATAAAACTCATGGCTTCTCAGGTTTTGGCAGACACTGAGGACGGGGGCGGTCAGATGACCAGTAATGAAATTGTTTCAGGAAATGTAAATAATCTTTTTCCTGACATTTCCCGTTTAGACAGAACTTACGGCAGAGTAAGTATGAGAAAAGCTTATATATCTGTCCAAACAGACAGCAGAGCAACTTATTATGGTTCTCATGTCGCTCTTACAGAACAGGCAAAAGACCCTCTTGTAAATACAACTCTTTTCACTACAAAGGATTGGTTTGACATAAGAGAAGACTGTCAAAAAAGGATTGAAGGCTATCTTGTAAAAGGGCCTATTTACCCTTGTGCATTGTGGGGAGACCATTACGCAGGCTCTAAAGCCATTACTGTTTTTACTGAAGAAAACTGGGCAGCTCCTGAAAACGGAGAAGTTTTTGTTATTATTAAATCCAAAGACCTTAATGGGGCGACTCTTTCGCCACCTCAAGAACAGTTTCTGCGTATAACTAAAGTTGAAACTGAAGTAAGGGAATTTACAGATAGTGAAGATAAGACTTTTAAAAAGCAGATAATAACTCTGAATTTTGGAACAAAAATAGATTTTGACCTGAAAGGCGATGCCCCTCAAAGAACCTTCACCTATGGCGATGATTCTACAAGGGGTACTGTTTTTCATACCTCTGTAGCAGCGGACACTTCTAAATATTATGGAGTTTCTTCTTTGAAGGAAGCTGTTACTGCCGGGAGTCTGAGCGTTAAAGTCGATGAAATAAGAAAACCACTTGTACCTTCAACCACCTCTCAGGCAGCGATAACAGATTTTACAATAGGCAACTTGAGGGAAGCAGTAATATCCGCAAACCAAACAACAGATGCAAAAATTCAGCTTTCTAAAAGTATAAGCTATGCTTCAGGTTCCAACACAATTCTTTTAGGCTCAGGAATCGCAAGAAATTCTTTAGAAATGAATCTTGTCGGTTTAGGAACTTTTACTGATAACGGTAAAGGAGACCTGATAAATGAGGCTGGAACAATTTCAGGTGTGGTTGAATATGGAGAAGGGAGAATTGTTTTTTCTGCAAGCGGTTCGGGCACAACAACTGCTTCTATAAAATTCTTTCCTGCGGTATCTTTGCCTTCCTTTACAGAAACAGCTGTTATTCCTATACAGGAGCAAAACAGGGGATATGTTTATGTTTTTGACTGCACACCTGTCCCGGAAAAAGGGACTTTGAGAATTGATTATTTAAGTTCTGGCAAATGGTATTCTCTTTATGATTTGGGTACAGGTGAATTAAAAGGTCTTGAAGAAGGGATTGGCTCAGGAACTATGAATTTTGAAACAGGCTCCGGTAGTATGACTTTAGGTGGAATGCCTGATATTGGCTCTTCAATTCTGATATTCTGGGGCAGTAAAATCTATACACTGCCGTTATCGCAATGGGCCGGTATGAGTGACCAGATTAATAAGTTTTGGGGAAATGTTTATGCCTTTCCTCCTGTGCAGATAGAAAAAACAAATGTTTCAAATATAAAAGAAGGGCAGAGCGTTGAGTTTGTTTTCCCTGTAAGTGCAGGTTCTTATAAAGTTCATGGAGTTTATTATTCAGAGGGCAACGATTTAAATTATGAATATATTGATAGCGGAAGCAATGTCTTTGCAGGAAAATGTGGTTATTGTCAGAAAAATGACTTAGGAAACGCTGATTTCCTTTTTACAACGCCAGAAATTCCTGAAAATATAACTTCTTACACTTTCAATTTTGTGGAAAAAACAACTGAAAATGTTGAAGTTTCATCAACTTTTGCTCCAACTTTAAATTTAAATCTGGGCAATACCAACCCTATTGCCGAAAGAAGCTTGTCAGGGAAGATCAAAGTTATACCTGAAGAGATTCAGAAATCCTCTACCTATAACTCTCAGTTTTGGGGTGAAAGAATATATTCATCCACTAAAGTTGTTCAAGGTTCAAGTGTAAAATTAAAGCAAAATTTTTTACATATTGAGTTTTATGATATTGGCGGGAAACTTTACAGACAGGGTACTTCAGAAGAAATTGGAACTGTTGATTATGCAACTGGCGATGTCGTTCTGCCCGGAGTTTATGTGGGTTATCTAAATGCTGATTTAACTGTTTCAACTGAAACATACCCAAGATACTCAGCATCAGCAACAACAAGAAATACTCAGCAGTCCATTATTGTACAGCAGACTTGTAATTATGAAGCAAATTCCCCAATACAGTTTGAATATCAGACTACCACATCAGCTGAACAGAATATTTCTGAAGAAGTTGCTGATTTTACAACAAGTGTTCTACTTCCAAAGCCTCAAGGTACTGTTTTTGTAGCAGGGTCAATTTCCTTTAATTATAAAGGAAAAATATTTCAAGACAATGGTTTGGGGAAGGCGGTTTCTCAAAATTCAGATCAGGTTTACAGTATTGAATACAGTACCGGCAAAATAACACCGGAAAACACACTTGACCCTTTTGCGATTAACAATGTGCTTTTGACCGATTTGAGAGCTATTTATAAAGTTGCACGAGAAGCAATAGTGTATCATTGGACATTTAGAACTCCGGGTTCTCCCATAACCCCCTCTTCTTTTACCATAAAGGCAGTGACCGACACTGGTTTAATAATCAATGCAACTGCGGATTTCGATGGCAATATCGAGTCGGAATATATCCATGGTTATATTGAGTACAGCACAGGTATAGGAAATGTTTATTTCGGTAAATGGAAACCTATTCCCGAAGGCGAAGAAACAGCAGAATGGCTTAATGATTACGAAACAGATGAATCAGGTAATTATATGGAACCTGTTTCAGTCCAGACAAACACAATAGTCATGAACTGCGTTGTAGAAACTTATGTCCCTCTTGATGCCAGTCTTTTAGGACTGAACCCTGTTAAATTGCCTATTGATGGAAAAGTTCCTGTTTTCAGAGACGGCGATATTGTTTTAATACATCATTCTCAAACAGATGTAATAAGTTCTCCTACTGCGGGACAGACAGTTACATTGTCAAGAAGCAATGTGAATTTGATTGAGCTTTATGACAATAATGGTGTCTATATTCCTGAATTAGGGAATTATTCTGTGGATTTAGCAGCAGGTACACTTACATTTGAAGACCCTCTTGATTTATCTGCATATTCAAGCCCTTTTCAGGCAGTTAACAGAATTGAGGATATGGTTCTTGCTACTGATGTGCAGATCACTGGACACATGACATTATCACAGCCTTTGCAGCATGATTACCCAGCCGATGAAACTTCTGTAAGTTCTGTCCTTGCAATAGGTGATGTTCAGGCAAGAATTTATAATATTTTTACCGATTCAAGCTGGGGAAACGTATGGCAGGACACCAGAAAATACAGCCCAACTTCAGCACAATATGACACAGTTAACTATCCTTTAATAACTAAGAATAAGAGTTCTGTAAAAGAACGTTTTGCCTGCGTTTTCACAAGCTCAACAACTGTCAATGTCCTTGGCGAACATTTGGGGGTTATCCTCACAAATGCTCCCATTACAGCGGATATTGCACCTGTCAATCCTGCTACAGGCGAGCCTTACTTTACAATAAGATATGAAGGCTGGGGTTCTGGCTGGAGTTCCGGTCAGGTTTTGAGGTTTAATTGTGACGCAGGAAATTTCCCTGTTTGGTTTTGCAGAACTACTCAGCAGGGGCCCGCAACTGAAAACAGTGATAATTACGTGATCCAAATCCGTGGTGACTCATCCTGATGATGTTTTTGAAAATAGTTTTGGAATTTAATTTAATGGAGGAATTATGAGCGAAAGTTTTTTATATACATGGGAAGACATCGGAGCACCAGTTTTAACTCCTTCTTTAGGAGGCATTATAAACGTTCTAAAAAAAGTTCTTGTTGAGGGATATGGCGATAAGGCTGGTCTTGGATGGGAAATTGTTTTTGAACAGGCAGAAAAGATTGTTTTCAGAAACAAGGGAACTCGTATGTTTGTTCGTTTTGACCATTCTGTAACTAATTATCAGGTGTTTACAAGAGCGTATGAAAGTATGTCTGATATTGATACTGGACTGTTCCCCTGTCCTGATCCTGCACTTGAAAGTCCTGTATTTCAGTTAGTTTTAGGAGCTTCCAGTACAAGTACGGCTAATGTTTGCCCCTGGCGGATTCTTGGAGATTCTAAAGGTGTTTGGATTGTTTTAAATCCTGCTGCTGCTCATGCTAATGGGATTGGGAACAGCAGAAGTTCTGCAGGCTGGAAGTTTGTCTATATCGGTGATTATATTCCTTATGACATTTCAAACACTCAGTACAATTTTGCAATGTGTATGGGGCATAGTGCAAGTTATAATCATGAGGTATTTTATTGTGATTATACTACATTAACAAACACTAGACCTTACTATCACATAATGAGGAAACCAGACAGAAGTGGAGGAAGTGTAGCTGTTGGAATTAGTCCTGGTACAGGAGCATTTAGACGTGTAAGGGATTATTACTGCTATTTAGGCGACAATCAAAATGTTTGTGATTATGAATCTGATTTTCAATTAACTGCAATTCCTACAATATATTGCGATGGGAAGTTGTTGGGCAGATTACCCGGTTTAAAAAATTCTTTATCTGGTTACGGGTACAATCAAACTTCTTTAGCAGATTATGCTGAAACTATAGAGAAGAAACCTGAAATGATTTTTGATTTTGGTGACTATAAGGAACATTTCTGGAGAATGGCTGATAAATCAGGCAATTTTAGATATATAGTTCTTACAGAAGGAAAGGGATTCAGAAATGTCATTTAGTCATGAAATAACAATCTCAAATATCCCTGCTGATAAAGTTCAAAAATGCAAGATTGCAGGACAAGCTGAAGTTGTAGACAGTCTTGTAAAAAGAGTTGTTTTGCTTAACAGAAGTACTATGGAACTTGTTGCAGCAAGAAATGTTAATGATGACAACTCATGGGAGATGTTTGCTTCTGACCAAGGCGATGGAAACCATCTCCTTATAGGTTTAGACGAAGGCGGTAATTTTAATGTTGATGCGTTTGATCGAGTTTCGTTAGGTACAACAACTTTTACAGCAGACCCTGCAGAATTTGAAAAAGTGTTGAGTAATACAGAAGCTTATTATGTGGAAGAAGTTGTCAATTATAGATTTCCTGAGCGTCTTTCTAAACTTGAAGGAGAATTTGATAAGGACACTCCCCTTGAAGGAATTTATTATGTGCAGGAGATTGAAGCAACTGTTGCAACTTTAGGGGAAGGTCATTTTGAGGATGAAGCTGGAAATATTTTAAATCTAAGCTCTTCTGATTATTCTTTCTTAAAAGAAGAAGTGTTTTTTAATGTTTCAGATAATATCCTTAAAATAAGAGAAGTGAAAACAGATAATGTAACTGTTATTGTTGAAGGAGAAGTAAACTTTACTGAAAGAGTTTTAGTTGATTCTTACACTCCTGTTCTTGATAAAGATTTAGAGGTTTGTGGAGTCGGGAAAGATGTTGTCCGGTTTTCTCCTTCAAACAGAGCTTTTTCTGTTTTTAAAGATACTTCGCCTGTAAATTTAAATATTAATTTTAAAACAAATGTAAAAATCAGCACAGGCAATGAAGATATTGTTTTGACTGGAAACATTATAAATGTTCCTGCAGATTATGCTACTGTGCAAGCTGCACATGATGCAGCGAATGATGGTGATATTCTTTTAATTGCTCCTGGTACTTATACTGAATGGGTAAAAGTGTCTAAAGGAGTTCATATTTTTGGTACTGGCAGCAGTCCTTTAAACACTAAAATTTATTATGGAGCGCATAGTTCTTACGCACTAGAATACACTACGGCGTTTGCAACAAATCAGTCTGTTCTTTATTTAGGAAATTTAACAGTTGATCACAATGATACCTATGAAAGAGTTCTTGCTTTCAATAATCCTCAATCTGCTGAAAAATACACTATAGAAGTTATAAATGTTTATATAGACGCTACACATTTTCATGGTAGAGGGATTCATGGTATTAGAAGTAATTCTAATTTAACAGTTAATTTTAGAAGATGTTATTTAAATTCTGAATATATTGTTTATGATTATGATACAGGAAAAATAAACTTTTATGAAACTCAAATGAATAGAGATTTAAATTGTTATAGTTGTTCTGCAAGTTTTGGAGAAACTGATTATGTTACAACTGAAACAGAGGGCTATGGTTTATATAATGATTTTAATATAAATAAATTTATTAATAAATTTGAGTATGAACAAGCAAATCCTAAATATTTCACTATTTCAAAAGATTTTGTAAACTCTTATACAGAAAATATAAAAATTGGTATTGACTTATCAAAAATTCCTGAGGTTTTTGATGAAATAACAGACTACACAGACCTTTCAATTGTTTTTCAGGACAGCGTTTTTCTTGATATAGAAGTTGAAAGATTTGATAAACCAAATAAAAAAGGCTTAATCTGGTTCAACCTTCCGTATGTTTCAGACACAGAAGGTACGCATTTTGCCCTGCTTTACCCCTATTCAAAAAGCAATATTTTCATGACAGAAACAAGTCATGAACATGATCTATATCAGGACAATTTGTTTGTGTATCACATGACAGATTTACCTGAAGGTGCAGACGCTGTAAGAGATAGTTCTCCTAATGCAAATCATGGAACTCCTTCAGGTATGACTGCTGCTAATCAGGGTATTGGATTATTAGGTTCTCCTGAGTATAACTTTACAGGTTCTGAAATAATTAATGCAGGTAATATTATTCCTGAAAAGATAAGAGAAGGAACAATAGAGGCAGTTTTTAAAACAACTTCAAACAAGGCTCATCTACTTAGTCAGGATTCTTCTTCTGTAGGGGATAGAGATGTTAACCTGAGTATAGGCAAGCCTACAGGGGTTATGAATACTGTTGCAGACGGTTATTTAAATTTTGAAGTAAATGGAAATCAGACTGGAGACACTAAAAACATTGTTTCTTCTATCCCTGTAAATGATAGCCAGTACCATTACTTAGGCATTTCATTTTATAATAGTGTTTTTGGAATGGTTATTGATGAAAATAAAAATGTCCCTTTTGATTATGAATATAAAGCTTTTGGTAACACAGATAGTTTTTTAGTTGGGTATGATGGAACTAATTACTTATCTGGAACTGTTAAAGATGTTTTAATCTCTGATAAATTTATTGATGCTGAAGCTTTAAATTTAATTAATAAAAGTATGCAGGATTCTTTGTTTGAATATAGTTCTTCTTCAGGAGTAGTTTATTCAGAAGACACACAAGCTGATTTTCAGACAGGTACTCTTTATAATATTGAGTCTGTTGCTGGAGGTTCTTTAAAGCTGCAAGAAAGAAGTTATTTAAGTTTTGATGGGTATAATGATTATGCCTTACTAACGAAATCTTTTTCTCTTTTTACTTTTACATTAGAATTTGGTTTGGAATGGAAAAATAAAGGAAGTGCAAATACAGAATTTATTTGTGAAGGGCAAAGTGCAAATCTTTTTATGTGTCATTTAGGAGGAATTGGTGTTGATGGAATTCGGGTATCAAATGGATCGACTATTTGTTTTGACACTGTTGGTATAATAAAAGAAGGCTTTAATAGGTACAGCATCACTTACAATGGCACGATTATCTCTATTTATAGAAATGGTGAATTAATAAATTCTGCAACTATAAGTTATCCGACTACAAATCTAACTTCTTTAAATATAGGTAGAAGAGGTTATCGGAATGGATATTTTTTAAATGGTTGTTTATCTGATTTTATCCTATGGAATAAATCTTTAACACAGCAAGAACTTCAAAATAACATGTACAAAGAACTTTCAGGAAATGAAGAAGGTTTGGTTGCCTATTATAAGTTAAACAAAGATACAGGAGCTACTCTTACAGATTATTCTGAAAATGGAAACCATGGTGCTGTATATGGCGCTATTTGGGGGAATAAGTATCTGTATGGTTCAAGAATTTCACCTCAAATAAGCCTTGCTTCTGCAGGAAGTGCAGGAAACTCTATCATATCTTGGACTGAAGTTTTAAATAATCAAACACTTATTCTTGAAACCAGATTTTCTTTAGATGATGGAGTTACTTGGACAGACTGGAAACCTTGCACAAAAGACAGTGCTATTCCTGACTTGACTTCCGGCACTAATGTTTCTGCTGGTTTGCTTGAATGCAGGCAAATACTGTCTACAGATGA